AGAACAAAACCTAACCTAAAGCAATACAAACGACATGGCTATATCTGTAATATACCCGGAAAGAATGTCACAAACACTACTTATACTTAAAGTTTGTATGCTTTTTCCTACCCGGAAGGGTGGGGGTAATACTATACGGAGATATCGCCCCTCCGGGCCGAATCTCCTCCCCACCCTTCACAGCCACAGAAGCTCCTCTTCATTTCTCAATGAGCCAGGAATCGGACACACCTCGACGAGCCTACGGATACTGCTTTACGCTGAACAACTATAGCGCTGAAGATGAACTGCGACTGCAAGAACTACGAGGCGTTCAGTTCCTTATCTACGGAAGAGAGGTCGGAGACTCCGGTACTCCTCATCTACAAGGTTATATCCACTACATCAACAACAAATCTTTCCAGAGCGTCAAAAACGACATACCACGTGCGCATGTCGAAAGACGTCAAGGAACTATCGATCAAGCGGTCGAATACTGCCGGAAAGATCGCGATGTCTATGAAAAGGGGAAAAAGCCAAGAAGTCAGCGTGAAAAAGGAGAAACATCCAAGCTTGTTTGGAGCGAAATCGTGGCCGCCGCAGAAGCAGGGAACCACGTGTGGATCAGAGACAATCATCCCAGAGTCTACTTTACTCACTACTCACGGTGCCGAGAAATCCAACTACGACAACCAAGCGTATTGGACGGAGATCTTACAAACGAATGGTGGGTTGGACCTACTGGCACAGGCAAGTCAAGATTACTATGGGAGCGATATCCAGAGCATTTCCACAAACAGCTCAACAAGTGGTGGTGCGGATACAACGGAGAGTCCGTCGTCGCCGTCGAAGAATGGTGCCCTAAGAACGAGTGCACAGGATCCCAGCTCAAGATTTGGGCTGATCGGTACCCGTTCACGGCTCAAATCAAAGGAGGGAGCCTCGGCAACATCCGACCAACAAAGTTCATTGTACTCTCCAACTACACGATTGAGGAGTGCTTTCCCAATGTGCAAGATCAAGAGCCAATCAAAAGAAGATTCAAAGTGGTAAGGTTTGCCACTCTTTAGCCTTGGCTAAGCCGCGCCCGCTCGCAAGCTCGCTATAGCGCTCCCTAATCGCAACCTCCGCTTCGCTGCGGTGCTCCGGATTAGATAGATCCTAGTTGAATGCGGGACTTCAGTGAGGCGCTTATGTTTAATCAGATTTATATACATATGTTCCATTACAAATGGTTGAAGTTATTTTCAGGATGTCTTGGCCGAGGAGCTGAGAAGTCTCATTTCTCAACTTACCTCCTCGAGCCCAAGACAAGCATGAATTCGGAGAACGAAGAAGCCCAAGTCGAATTCCAGATGATGATGTTCTACAAAGCGCAATACGAAGCTGCGTTGGCTCAACGCGACGAAGCTTGGCGTGCGATGCAATTAGCTGCCGAAGAAAATGCGCGAGTCCAACATCGTCTCCATGTTTTGACTAACGCTCGCGACTTTTTACTTGCAGAGAACGAACGGCTGCAGGATGAAAACGACAGCCTTCGCGCCGACAATCATGCCAACATGCTTTGGATTCATGATTTGATTAACTCGCCAGTGATAGATCTAACTACCAATGAAACACTTGATTAAGTGTTGCTACGCCACACAACACCTAGCTACTCATACCGTACGACTACACTAGGCAATTATCAAACACGACACAAACATGGGCAGATGTATAACACTACAGGACGTCGATTCACCACAGACGACGTCCTCTCAATAAAAACGCAAAGAAGCAAAAATGATACGTGTTGAACCGACATTTACTTGAAGCTATTACACACACGCAGCTGTCGCAGAGCAACGGCTTCGATTACTTTAGTGAACATATATCACTAATTAGACTGATTTCATCGTTCATCGAAATCATAATTGTCTTGGGCTCGAGGAGGTAAGTTGAGAAATGAGACTTCTCAGCTCCTCGGCCAAGACATCCTGCCTAACTGCAACCATATGCCATTACACATATGCCATTTGACGAGCAGTAAAACCTAGAGCACCAGTAAGGCCAAGAGCAGCCAACTGGTTATTTGGAGTCTGAGCACGGTCAGCATTAGCAGGATCCATAACAAATTCCTGGAAAGCAGCAGTAGCAGAATTTCCCATTGATTCAAGAGATATATCGGGTAAAGACCCTACAATATATTTATAGTTAGCCTTGCAACATTCCGATGTTGTTCGTAGCTTGAGCACCACGGCTATTGACATACTGAGTACCAACAGCGGTACCAGCACCAAGCAGAGCGTTGTAAACTGGAGTTTGCAAGTTGCTCGCAATATCAGTAACTAGATTACCTGTAGCTTGCAAAACAGCTGTCGCAGCACGCATAGACGAAGACTGACCACTAGGACTGACCTGTTGCACAGGATCAGTCTGCGCAGCAAGAGTTGAAGCACCTTGAAGATCCTGTGGATCAAAATGAGCAGCTGGGGCACCAGCTTGAACACCACCAGGAGAAGGCAAAGCCTCATAATGAACAAGGGTCTCAGCTGAAATTGGAACGGTAAGTGCACCACCGACGGCAGCGCCCTCAATTGCAATAAGAATAGTACACCATTCATTGGCAACTTGGATACGACCAAAACGGGAGTCACCACCAGAAGTGGTACTTGGGTTATCACCCAACTTAGTACCACCTCCATCTCCACCAGTATCGATGTAACGCGCGGCGGTACAATCCAAAAACTTGTTTTGGATAACATACGGTGTCTGAGTCAACGACGAAACTGTGATACGAGTATACCACATACACTCGGACATCAGCGCCAGAGTAGTTGGAAAATCCCATGTAGATTTTGTTGTACGAGACGGATACACAGCAATGTGTACAAAACCAGTAGCGGCATTCGTCGACAAAGACGAAGAAATACGAACACCGTGAGCCACAGGACGAAACAAGTCGTAATTTTGGGCAATTGACGTCTGCTTCGAACTAACAGTGTTTCCACCAAAAACAGCGGGCCAAGCCCAAGAAACAGCTGTAGCACCAACAGCACTAACCATTGTTGACGCAGTATTTGGCTGAAACGCATAACAGGCAGCGTAATTCGTGCCTGCAATTGTCAGATTAAGATCGTCGCTAACCATAATACCACAACTTGGTGTGGTATTGGAATCAGGAATCTTGACTCCAACTGCACGTGGGTCAAAGGCATCAACCTGAGACAATTGATATTGACTCAAGGGTGCTCCTGCGACGAATCCGTTCTTCGGCGTGACCACCATGCGCTTACTAGTTTTTGGACGACCATAGCGGCTAGTCTTCTTACGAGAATAGCGGCTATAGCCTCCGGCTGAACGCCGGGGATACACAGCACTACGACTGTAAGTAGGTCGATATGCAGACCCTCGTGCCGATGGCCTACGTTTCTGATACCGAAACGGGCGACCGTACGTATAAGCCATGAAATTTTTCTTGGATGTGGTCTTAACTGGGAAAATTGAAGAATGAACTCCTTCAACCCAAATCGCATTTATTTTTCTTCCATAAAAATCAGCTACGTTGAAGTACGGAACTTCAAGTGCGTGCGAAGAACAGGGTTAGGAGAGAAGAATTCCTAACCTAAAGCAATACAAACGACATGGCTATATCTGTAATATACCCGGAAAGAATGTCACAAACACTACTTGTACTTGAAGTTTGTATGCTTTTTCCTACCCGGAAGGGTGGGGGTAATACTATACGGAGATATCGCCCCTCCGCGCCGAATCTCCTCCCCACCCTTCATGGTCACAGAAGGTCCTCTTCATTTGTCAATGAGCCAGGAATCGGACGCACCTCGTCGAGCCTACGGATACTGCTTCACGCTAAACAACTATACCGAAGAAGATGAACTGCGACTGCAAGAACTACGAGGCGTTCAGTTCCTTATCTACGGAAGAGAGGTCGGAGACTCCGGTACTCCTCATCTACAAGGTTATATCCACTACATCAACAACAAATCTTTCCAGAGCGTCAAAAACGACATACCACGTGCGCATGTCGAAAGACGTCAAG